CTGCGAGGGGCAGGCTGCGTCTGACGTCAACGCGGGCCGGTTCGGGGGCGCGGATATCCCCGCGAAGCCTGCCAACGTCGCAATTTTTTCTCCTTTCCATGGGTGATGATATGAAGCATCTCGACAAGAATGGCTTTCTGCCTTTGGCCTTGCCGACGCAAAAGTCTTTACGCGCAGCGGTTGCGACCATCATCCGTGATGTTCAGCGCGATTACGGCGAAACCGATCAGGAAACCGCCGACAATCTGGGCATCAGCGACGGCACCGTGCGCAATGCCCGCAATGAGCGAGCCGACCTCAACGCCGTTACGATTGCGCGCATCGGCGCCCGCTATGGGGCGCATTATGTCGATCCCTACCATCGCCTCTATGGCGCGCGAGCAGCGCAGGTTGAAAGCCGCACCTCAGACCCGCTGACCCCACTGGCCGAAGCGGTCGCGACCATCTGCAAGATGCGCTGCCCGAATGGACCAGGCGGCGTCGTCGAACTGCCCAAGGAAAAGCTCGACGCGCTGCCCCAGCTCAAGCGGGCATATCGCGAACTCGGCGCCTACATCGCCGGGATCGAAGCGATGAGGGAACCGGCGTGAGCTTGGTTCGCGGGCTGTTCCTCTTCGCCGGCTTCGTTCTGTTCTGTTGGGACGATGGCATCGACAGCATGGAGGCGATGGGCCTGTTTATCGTCACCGTCTCGTTCGGCGTCTCCGAAATCTGTGAAGCTATCCGGGAGGCCAAGCAATGAGTTTCATCCTCGGCATCGTCATCTTTTCCGTCGGCGGAATGCTCGGCCTGTTCATGGGCTGCGCGTTCGCCCTCTCGTCGCGGTTCGACATGATGGATGAGCTGGACGACGCGCACGCCGAGATTGAGCGGCTGAGGGGGCGGGGGTGAGCTGTATCTGTTCGACCTATGAGCGCGAAGGCTTCCCGTTCGAGATCAGGACGATCGGGGAGGCCGCCGCATGAGACTGAAAAAGCGCCATAACGAATATCTGACCCGCGGTGAGCAGGCGATTGTTGACCTGCTTATCCGGCACGAGCGCATGACCGGGCCCGAGATTGCCCGCGCGCTCGGCAGCACCCCCGCGTCGATCAAGGTCATGATCAACAACATGCGCGGCAAGGGCGCGACGATCAGGAGCGGCGGGCAGGGGAAGGGCAGTCCCGGCTATCGGCTGGAGGGGCTGGTATGATCGCTCTTCGCCCATACCAAAACGATTTGCTCGACGGGGCGCGCCAAGCGTTCCGCGACAAGGTGCGCGCGGTCCTGCTCCAACTGGCGACCGGCGGCGGCAAAACCGTCTCGGGCTCGTATATGATCCACGGCGCCGCGCAAAAGGGCCTCGTTTGCTGGTGGCTGACCCATCGCCGCGAATTGATCGGCCAGACCAGCCGCACCTTCGCGAGCATGGGGATCGTGCACGGCATCATCCAGGGCGGGCATTCGACCGATCCGCACAAGCTGGTGCAAATCGGCTCAATCCAGACTGTCGCGCGGCGCCTCGATAAACTGCCCGCGCCGGACCTCATCATATTCGACGAATGCCATCACCTCGGCGCGGGGCAATGGCAGGCGATCTTTGACGCCTTTCCCGATGCAAAGATAATCGGCCTCACCGCGACCCCTTGGCGCCTCGATGGCGTTGGCCTCGGGCGCTGGTTCGGGCGCATGGTCAACGGGCCGACGGTGAAACAGCTTATCGAGGCTGGCGCGCTGTCGAAATATCGCCTTTTCGCCCCGCACGTTCCCGACCTCTCGGGCGTTGGCACGCAAGCGGGCGACCTCAAAAAGGACCAGCTGGCCGAGGTGATGGACAAGCCGTCCGTAGTCGGGGATGCCGTCGAACATTACAAAAGGCTTTGCCCGGGCAAGCGCGCCGTCGCCTTCGCCGTCAATATCGAGCACAGCCGCCATATCGTGCAGCAATTCCAGCTCGCGGGCATCCCCGCCGAGCATGTCGATGGCACAATGGACACGACCAGCCGCGACGCCGCAATTCAACGCTTCGTCGCCGGGGAAACGCTGGTTCTCTCAAATTGCGAATTGTTCGGGGAGGGTTTTGACGTGCCCGCGATCGAGGCCGTCATCCTCCTGCGCCCGACAAAATCCCTCAGCCTCTATCTGCAGCAGGTCGGCCGCGCTTTGAGGCCAGCGCCGGGCAAGGATTATGCCATCATCCTCGACCATGCCGGCAACTCGCTGCCCCGGGAATTGAACGGGCAGGGGCATGGCTTCCCAGACGACGATCGCGAATGGAAGCTGGCCGATCGCGAAAAGCGCAAGGCTGGCGAGAAATCCGAGGTGGCAATCCGCACCTGCCCCAACTGCTTCGCGGTCTACCGCCCCGTTCCGACGTGCCCCCATTGCGGCCACGTATATGTGGCGCCCGTTCGCGAGATTGAGCAGGTCGAGGGGGATTTGAAAGAGATCGACGTCGAGGCCCTGCGCCGGGCGGAAATGCTGGCGAAGAAACGCGAGCAGGGCAATGCCCAGACGCTAGAGGATCTTATCAGGGTCGGGCGCCAGCGGGGGAATCGCAATCCCGAGGCTTGGGCGCGCCATGTCCTGCAGGGGCGCCTCGAGGCCCAGCGTTATGCGGATTCGATCGGCCTCACGACGGGCCAGGTCAAAGCCTATCGCAAGGAAGGAATGCCCGCCGCGTCCAAGGGCGTCGTCGCGGCGCTGATGTGGATCCGCGCAGAAAAGCCCGCGGTCTTTCAATGGATCGAGCGCGAGCATCCCGAGGTGATGACGCGCGCGGTGCTCGATGAAATCGCGGCGGAAAGGATGGCGGCGTGAGCAGAAAGCCCATTCCCCCACAGGCCAGGTTTTCAGTGCTGAGCCGTGATAGGTTCACTTGCCGGTATTGCTCGCGGTCAGCGCCGGACGTCGAACTGCAGATAGATCACGTTAAGGCCGTCGCAAACGGCGGGACGAACGATTTAGATAATCTCGTCACGGCCTGCGTCGATTGCAACCAGGGCAAATCGGCCAGTGACGTTCCATTCGTCCCAGCGGCCCCTAACGGCGGCAAGTCATCTGCTCGACGCCACCCTCTTGTCGGCTTTGGCGTTCTCTCTTTCGTAAACGGCAAGGTCTGCGAGCAGGGCCTTATCGTTACCGTCATTGAAGAACCCGAGGGAAGCCTAGCGGTTATCCAGTTTTTCGAGTGGATGGGCGGTGGTGATACCTATGCGCGGCTTATTCCTGTCCGGGATTTGGTCTTTCACGAGAAGGGGCAGGGGGGAGCTAAGAGCTGGCGCCTGTTCGCGACCAACGAGGCCCGGAACGATTATTACGAATGGAAGGGCGGAAAGTTCGAGGAGGGTGCCCGGTGAGCGCCCCCCACGACGACCTCGTTAAGCGCATCCGCATTTTCATCTCGGAAATCGGGGGCATGTCATCGCATATCGAGACGCCGGGCCTCTTGTTCGATCGCAACCAGAAGCCGGTCAAGATCGGCAAAAAGGGGCGCCTCGATATCGTCGCCACGATCAAGGGTCGGTCGGTCTGGATCGACGCGAAGATCGGCAAGGATCGGCTGAAAACGGATCAGCAGAAATTCGCCAATGCGGTCATGCGCGCGGGGGGCATCGCCTTTGCGGCCTGGTCGGTCGATGACGTCGCGGATCGGCTCAGGGAAGAGGGGCTGATATGAGGCGCCTCGATATCATCATGGCGAGCCCCTGTGCGGCCGAGCTGGCAACGCAGCAGGTTTTCGCGCCCGTGCTCGATGCCATCAACAGGCCCATGCAGACAATGGCCGACGTGCGGCGCATGAAGGCGACGATCGAGCAAATCCACGAGGCCCTCGACCAGCACGCGCCTGACAGCCCCGATACGCTTTTCCGCAGGTCGCAGCGCCGCGAGCGTCAATCATCGGATTCCGCCCATGCGTGGAAATGCCGCGCGCTCGACCTCAACGTCCAGACGACGCGGCCCATTGCTCTGGCAGGCATGACGCCGATCAATATCGACGGCTGGAAACTTGGCATCGCCGTGCCAAGCCCGAGCCCGGTGAACCTCGACATGACAGAAATTGACACCCTCGTCATACTGGATCCGAAAAGCGGCGAGGCGTCGATTTACCAGCACAAGGGCCCGGCGCTGATCGAGCCCGCCAATACGCAGCGTTTCACCGTGCACGCCGACGCGAAGGCATGGGCCCGCGACTTTGCGCTGGCGCGCCTCGAGTTCGTGCACACATCGCGCCAGGCCCGGCGCATCGCGAACGTGCCCCCAGCATGGAATGGCCTACCCCCCTCGGCCCTTGCCATCGGGCCCGTCGGCAAGATCGACTGGCCCGCGGCCGACGTCATCACCGCCGGCGAAGGCATCGACGTCAAGGCCCTTAACCGCGCCCTTCGTCGCCCGATGACGCGCGCGCACTCCCCCCTTCAATTCCGGAAAGCAGCATGAAAATGGCGATCGTCCACGAACTCAATCCCTGGCGCGCTAACCTGCAGATGGGCGACAAGGGGCCCAAGCGGAATCTGACCAATACGATGGCGCACCTTCGCGGCATCCCCGAGCTCGGCAAGAACCTGCGCTTCAACGAAATGACGCAGGGGATCGAATGGCGGGGCAAGCCGATCGAGGATTGCGACGTCGTGGACATTCGCCTCCTGATGGAGCGCGAGAACTATCAGCCGCAAGATCGCGACGTGCGCCCCGCCATCGATCGCGTCTGCCGCGAGAACGCCTATAACCCGGTCGTCGACTATCTCACCGCCCTTAATTGGGATGGCACCTCGCGCCTTTATCGCTGGATGCAATTGCTCCTCGGCGCGCCCGATACCGAATTCACCAAGCTGATCGGGCCCAAGGTGCTGATCGGGGCCGTTGCGCGCGCAATGGAGCCCGGCTGTAAGGTCGATACCGTGCTCGTTCTCGAGGGCGCGCAGGGGCTCAAGAAATCATCGGCCATCGCGGCCTTGTTCGGCGAGGAAAACACCGCCGAATCCGTGAGCCTGTTCGACCAGCACAGCAAGATGGTCATGCAGATGATGGGCGCCTGGTGCGTCGAGCTCGCCGAGTTCGTTGCCATCCTGACCCGCGACCGAAACGCGGTCAAGGGCATGATTTCGATGCGCTCCGATCGCGTCGTCCTGCCCTATGCCAAAATGGCCTCGACCCATCCCCGGCGCTGCGTCTTTTTCGGGACGATCAACCCCGACGAAACCGGATATCTCACCGACAGCACGGGCAACCGGCGCTATTGGCCCGTATCAGTCACAAGCATCGATATCGACGGGATCCGCGAAAAGCGCGATCAGCTATGGGCCGAGGCATATCACCTTTATCGCGAGGGGGAGCGCTGGTGGCTCGAGGGCGAGGAGAACCAGCTGGCCGAGGCTGAGACGGCCGAGCGCCAGGAGCAGGACGCATGGGCGCCCATCCTCGAGGATAAGCTGCGCGGCGAGGCCGAGGTTACATCGGACCAGGCCCTGACCGCGCTCGGCATCCCGCATGAGCGGAAAGACAAAAGGGCCCAGATGAGGGTCGGCGCTGCCCTTCGCTCGCTCGGCTTTGAGCGCACCACCCAGCGCCCGCCCGGTCAGCCCCCGCGCAAGGTCTGGACGCGAAAATGAGCGCAGAAATCAGCCGTTTCCACCTCTGTTACCACCTCGGGTTTGTTACCACCTCAGGTGGTAACACGCGCACGAATGTTGCGCGCGACCCGTTTCCACCTTCGCCGTTACCACCCTTGTTTCCACCTTTTTTCGGAGGTGGTAACGAGGTGGTAACGCGCAGAAAACCTAGCCTTTCCCTATATTGTTACCACCTTTCTTCTAAAGAGAAGAAAATAGGGAGGATAGAAAAAACACAGGTATACGCGCGCGCGCATAGAGGTGGTTACAGGGAGGCTTTTCTGTGACCGTCCAGAAACTCCACCTCGACCTCATCGATTTTCGCAGAGGCAAGATCAGCCTCGCCGAACTCCGCGCCATGTTCCCGACATGGCAGGTCTCGAAAGACTATGCCCGCTTCTGTGTCGAGAT